CTGGAAGAGAAAATGAAAAAACTCCGTGCTGATTGGAGAGAGGCTAATGCACAACAGTTTGAGTTCGAGCAGGATGAAGTTTGTCCAACATGTGGACAAGCCTTACCAGAAGAACAAATACAAGCGACCAGGGATAAAGCACTGGGACATTTCAATATTTTAAAAGTCAACAAATTAGAGAACATCAACGCGGAAGGCAAGCACCTCAAGGAAATAAAAACGTCCCTGGAAGAAAAACTTGAAATTATGGGGAAGGAAATCGAGAAGGCAAAAGCTGAACTAGGCGAATTCGAGCAAAAAGAGGCTGCTCTTAAAGCCGAAATCGACAACATTATGCAGGGAGCGGAGCCGGTTGAATCAACGCCTGAGTATGCCGGGTTGAGCAGCCAAATTGAGGCTATAAAATCTGAAATCAAAAAGGCTGAAAATGATGTTTTCTATCATGTCGAGGCTATCCAGCAACAAATCAATGATTTGACGGATGCCATAAAATCGCTTGAGCAAGCAGCCGCAAGGCTTGAAGCTCGGGAAAGCGGCCTGAAGCGTATCGAGGAACTCAAAGCCGAAGAACGTAAGCTGGCTTCGGAATTTGAGGAACTGGAGCAGCAGATATATCTCACAGAGGAATTCATCCGGGCGAAGGTTCGGCTTCTGGAGGACAAAATCAACAGCAAATTTAAAATGGCAAGGTTTAAGTTGTTTGATGTGCAGGTCAATGGAGCCTTATCAGAATGCTGTGAAACTACTTTCAACGGCGTGCCATATAGCAATCTGAATAACGGGGCAAGGCTCAATATCGGCCTTGACATTATCAACACCCTTGCAGAGCATTTCGGTTTTGCACCCGTGGTGTTCATAGACAATGCCGAGAGTGTGACGGATATCCTGCAGACAAAGGGCCAGCAGATAAGGTTAATTGTTTCGGGTATGGATAAGAAGCTCCGCATTGAGCTTGCGGAGAAAGAAGAATTGAAGGAGGTTGTGTAAATGTTAAAGCAAACGCTAAAAGAATGGTTGGATGAGGGTAAGGAACGCTTTGGGGATGATTTGGCAAAATGGAAATTCAAGTGTCCCGCTTGTGGACACATAAATACAGGACAGGAGTTTAAGGACGCAGGAGCAGATCCGAACGATATGTACCTGACTTGTATAGGGAGACACAACGGAAAAGGCGAGGACGGAATGAAAGGCATAGATAAGGGCTTTGGATGTAATTGGGCAGCATACGGGCTGTTCAGGACATTGGGTAAAGGCAGAATTGTTTTGAACGAAGGCAAAGAATCTGAAGTATTTGATTTTGCAGAGTAAAGGAGGCTGTACAATATGTCAAATGATAAAAATGCGCTTGCCCTGATCAAAAAGGACGTCGTAGACGTCGTAGGAAAGAAGGTACAGGAGTTTGTGAGCCGGGGCGAGCTCCACCTACCCCCGAACTACAGCGTAGAAAATGCTATGAAGTCAGCATGGCTCACACTCCAGAACACTGTAGACAAGGACAAGAGGCCGGTGCTGCAGACTTGTACAAAAGACAGCATAGCAAATGCACTTCTCGATATGGCAGTACAGGGATTGAACCCGGCAAAGAAACAGGGGTACTTCATAGCGTACGGAAAGCAGCTGGTGTTTCAGCGGTCATACTTCGGGACCATGGCAGTAACTAAGCGAGTGGCCGGGGCGAAAGATATATTTGCAGAGATTGTTTACAAAGGTGATGAATTTGAGTACACAATCCACCGAGGGAACAAAGTTATAACAAAGCATGTGCAGCGTATTGAGAACGTGGACCCAGGCAACATAGTAGCTGCGTACTGCACCATCGTATTCGACGATGACAGGCAATTTACAGACATTATGACCTGGGCTGAAATTCAAAAAGCCTGGTCAAAGTCAAAGATGAACCCGGAGAAAGAGGGCTCCACGCACAAGGAATTTACTCAGGAGATGGCCAGGAAAACCGTTATCAACCGGGCTTGCAAGCGGTACCTGAACAGTTCTGATGATGGCAGCTTGCTTATGCAGTATATCAACCATGCAGATGAGGTTGCCGCAGAAGCAGAGGTTGAAGCCGAAATTGAGGAAAACGCAAACCAAGAGTTGATTGATATAGAGTATGAGGTTGCGGAAGATGAAGAGGAAAACAATACAGAAGTAGAGGAGCAAGTAGAGGAAGAAAAGCCTGTAGAGAAACCAAAGCAGGGTAAACAACAAGCCATGGAAGGACCTGGTTTTTGATGATAGAGATTACCCCCTTTGCCTCCGGGAGCACGGGGAACTGCTACCGCATCACGGATGGCAGAACCCCACTCCTCTTGGAGTGTGGAATAAAATACAAGGACATACAGAAGGGATGTGGTTTCAGGCTCACAGAGATTAAGGCTTGCCTTATATCTCATGAGCACTTTTGACCACAGCAAGGCCGTAAAGGACATTATGCGTGCTGGTATTGACTGCTATATGGGCCGGGGCACGGCGGAGGCGTTGGAGGTATCCGGGCATAGGGCCAATATCATCAAGGCTAAACAACAGTTTAGGATTGGTACCTGGACCATATTGCCCTTTGAAACACAGCATGATGCGTTTAATTTGGGATTCCTCTTAGCAAATCAAGACGGAGAGAAGCTACTTTACGCAACAGACACATATTTCATCCGATACCGCTTTCAAAGTCTCACACACATCATGATAGAAGCAAATTACAACCTGGACATCCTCAAAAGAAATGTGGATGCCGGAGCCGTGCCAAAGGCACTGAAAAACCGACTGCTAAAAAGCCATTTTAGCTTGGAGAATGTGAAAAGGTTTTTACAGGCAAACGATTTAGGCAAGGTGCAGGAAATCTGGCTGCTGCATTTGAGCAACGGAAACTCGGATGCAGAGAGGTTTAAGCGGGAAGTTATGGAGTTGACGGGAAAGCCGGTTTATATCGCACTAGAAAAAGGTGAAATAGATGCTTACACACTTTAGTTTATTTTCAGGAATAGGGGGCATTGACCTTGCGGCTGAATGGGCGGGATTTACAACAGTTGGACAAGTGGAGTGGGCTGATTACCCCACTAAGGTACTGGAAAAGCATTGGCCCGAAGTGCCGAGATGGAGGGATATTCGTGAGCTTACATACGACAAATTGGTCGAACGAACAGGAATACGAACAGTTAACCTTATTTCCGGGGGATTCCCATGCCAGCCATTTTCCGTGGCAGGAAAGCAAAAAGGGAAAGATGACAACCGTTATCTGTGGCCGGAAATGCTTAGAGTTATCAGAGAAATTAAGCCGACTTGGGTACTTGGTGAGAACGTACCTGGAATCATCAAGATTGCCGGGAAAACAGTTTGTGAGGACTTGGAGCGTGAGGGATACGCTGTCGCCGTATTTAATTTTGAAGCTGCGGCTGTCGGTGCGCCGCACAGACGAGACAGGGTGTTTTTTGTGGCGCACTCCGAGCAATCAAGAACCGGGGATAACGACCAAGAGGCTTGTAACGAAGCACGGGGAGCCTGCGAAACCGGGCGCAAGGGCGTACGACAAGGAAACAGGCAGGCTTGCACAGGTGGGGCTGGCACAACAGGTCAAGATGTGGCCGACACCAACCGGAACGGAACGCAGCGGGATAAATCCGAAAACTGGCAAAGGTGCGGGGTTGAGCAAGGCAGTAAAAATGTGGCCAACACCTCATGCAAATTGCGGGAATGGGATAGGCGAACATGGAACGGGCGGTCAGAATCTCCAAACAGTGGTTGGCGGGCAGTTGAATCCGACGTGGGTGGAGTGGCTTCAAGGCTTCCCTGTTGGTTGGACGGATATTGGAGAGTAGAGCCTAATATTCCACGGGTAGCAACGGGCGTTAAAAATAGGGTGGACAGGCTTAAATGTTTAGGCAATGCAGTTGTACCGCAGCAAGTGTATCCGATACTACAGGCTATTGCGGAGATTGAAACGCGTTAATGACCGAGAATTGCTCGGTAGTTTAGAATATTTATGAAGTAGGAGGGTTTACGATGATTAAGAATTATACGGAAGCAGACAATGAAAGAGAAATGTTGACTGGTAACCTCAACCGAATGAAACTTACTAAAGATTTGACAGAATTGGAATCCATGCATGCTTGGGCGGTGAAACGTTTAGACCGGTTGTACTTGTTCTATGCAGAAGAATTGAGGAAGAAGGTCACACCATGAACCGTTTTAAATGCCCCGCTTGCGGGCGAAATCAATATACAGCATGTGATACAGCAGAGGGGTGCATATACTGCGGACACAAAGAACTAAGCAAGATGGAGACATTGGAGCATAATGAAAGTGAGGGGTAGAAATGAAGTCAATTATATTTAGCACGCCTATGGTGCAGGCGATACTTGCAGGCAGAAAAACACAGACGAGAAGGGTTATTAAGAAAATTCCAATCAAGAGCCATTTTAGCCTGGAGAACGTGAAGAGGTTTTTACAGGCGAATGACCTTAGTAGGGTACAGGAAATCTGGCTGCTGCACTTGTCGGACGGCAACAGTGACGAAACGAGATTTAAGCGAGAGATTCAGGAATTAACCGGAAAACCGGTAATTATAGCGTAGAGAAGATGAGTTGTAAGTGTGTGGGATAAATAAAAATGTGAGGCGGTTATTTTTGGGGGTGGTTAATATAAAAGGCTGGATAAAACTGTATAGAGAATTACTCAAAAAAGCAATATGGTCACAATCGACGCCGGAGCAAAAAACCATTCTCATAACGCTGCTAATGATGGCGAATCACGATGCAAAAGAATGGGAATGGAAAGGCAAAAAATATATATGTGAACCCGGCGAATTTATAACAAGTTTAGAGAGTATACGCGAAAATGCCGGCAAAGGAATCTCAATTCAAAATATAAGGACTGCTCTAGTGCGTTTCGAAAAATACGATTTTCTAACAAGCGAAGTAACAAACAAAAATAGACGTATAACCATTAAGAATTGGGCGTTGTACCAATCTAAAGACGAACAACTAACAAGCAAACTAACAAGCAACCAACAAGCAACTAACAAGCAACTAACAACTAACAAGAATAATAAGAATAATAAGAATAATAAACAAGTAGTAGAAGAGGGTGCAAATGTCTTTAATTTTTTTCAAGAAAATATTGGACCAATAACGCCTTTTCAAGCAGAACTTATCCAATCGTTTTTAGACGATGGCACAGAAGATATTTTAATAAAAGAAATCATAGTTGACTCTATCGGAAAAGACAACCCTTGGAGCTGGGCTAAAAAAGTATTGGAATCATCGGTGAAAAAAAACATCAAGACACTTGAACAGTATAAAGCAACAAAAGTAGAGCATAAGCGAAAAGCAGAAACGAAATACAAAAGCAACAACGCACCACCACAAACTAAGAACCATGAACAGAGGAAGTACAGCGACGATTACTTGAACAGTCTTTATGAAAACTGAGGGAGGAATAAAAATGGGTAAAACAGTTTCTGAGAAATTAAGAGAATTACAAATTGACATTATAAATCACGCAAAAAAACAACCGAATAGTTTTTACCTCGGCGAAATATACGGACAGCTTGGACAAATCATTCAAACTGTAACCGAGGAAGAAAAGGCTCTTAAGTTAATGTCCCAGTTAGTATACAAGTTATCTCAAAACTATAAGCCGGAGATGGGTGGGGAAGAATAAAATGAAAATTGAAATACCGGGCAGACTTCCAGGGCTCAACGAAATGATAGATGCCGCCAAGAAGGGCAAAGGAAAATATCAGCCGTACAGCATGATGAAGCAGACATACACCGAAAAGGTGGCATGGCTGGCGAAGATGCTGCCGAAGTATGAGCAAGTCAGTATTACAATTACCTGGTATGAGCCAAACGAAAAACGGGATCCGGATAATGTCATGGCAGGGCAGAAATTTATACTTGATGGACTTGTCCAAGCCGGAACTATACCAAATGACACTCGGCGCTACATAAAAAGTATAACGCATATACCTGAGTTAGACAGGGAGAATCCGCGGGTAGAGGTCGAGATACAAGAGATAGGAGCGTGAGGGATATGACGAAGCAAGAAATAAAAGATAGTCTGCTGATAATGGAAAGATTTGCAGAGGGTAAAGCAAAAAATGAGGCACATCAAAGTGACGGTCCAGAGGATTATCATCACGGTAAGTATTTGGCATATCAAGACATGGCTGAAAGAATAAGGATTTTAATTAACAATCTAAACTAAGCATCGAGCAGATTATAGACAGGGGATTGAGCATTGATGGAAAGCGAGGGGTTGAAATGAAAAAACTTGAACAAGCAATAGCATATTTTGAGGATGCAATTCGGGAATCGGATGAAATCATAGCAGAGTACAGCGGGGAAGAGTACATCGGGGAACTGCAAAAGGAATTGACGGAACAGAAGGGACATTTTGAAGTTGCACTGGAGGCCATGAGAAAGCACGTGCCTATAAAGGCTAAACCACTGAAAAAGATACCAGGCATAAGCAAGTGCCCAGTTTGCAAAGTGGACTTATGCACAGAGGATGGTAAGACGCAGATTTATTGTCCTGACTGCGGGCAGGCAATGTTTGTGTAAGGGAGGTTGAGTAGAAATGATTGAAAAAATCTACAAAAACAAATACATGGCAACATGCGACAACTGCGGAACAGGGCAAGAGTGCGACAGCTGGGCGGATGTAATGGAGTTTATGAGAGAAGAGGGTTGGAGAAAGAAATTGGTTGACGGGGAATGGAAGCATTTTTGTTCTGAGTGCAGGAAGGATAAAAAGCAATGATATGTAAAGTGAAATTGCCCACGCTGGCATATTCGACTTGACAGGAGGTTGAAGTTATCCAATGACCAGAGAAGAACTAGGCAAGCTTAAACAGATAAAAAAAGAGATTGACATCCTCAAAAAAGAACTCGATAACATCAGTGAGCAATATGTGACCGACAAGGTAGTCGGCAGTACCGCTTTCCATCCTTACATTCTCACGCATTACAATATCTCAGGCTACGACAGCCGGGGCTACTCAAAAAAAGTGAAGCGACTGCAAAAGCAATTACAACGCAAACTAGACGAGCTGATGGACGAACGGGCAAGGATTGAAGAATACATAGAAAACATTGACAATGCGACAATAAGAATTATATTGAGGTTGAGATATATTAATGGACTAGGATGGAATCAGATAGGGAACGAACTAGGGTACAGCGAGAGACAAGTAAGAAGAAAACATGCACAATGGATTGGCAAGCTATAAAACATGTCCTTGTATGTCCGTTTACAACTATGATATATTGTAAGTGTAAAAGAATATGATAGTGATATAGATGCCCAATTGATTTGCTTCCTCAAAAAGAGGCTCCAATATTACGGAGTCTCTTTTTGTTATGCGAGAAAGAGGGTGAGGCTCTTTCTTATTGTGGTGTGCCGAAAGGCGGGGAATGTACGCTTTGAATCAGGATCAGGGGCGGGGAGGTCGGAAGCGTTGGCTAAGGAATGGGCGAAATCGTTCTACAAATCTAAAGCATGGCAGGATTGCCGAGAGGCTTTTTTTATATCAAAACATGGTTTATGCGAGCGATGCGGAAGGCCGGGGAAGATAGTACATCACAAGATCTACCTTACACCAGAGAATATAAATGATCCGAATATAACGCTGAGTTGGGAGAATCTCGAATTGGTATGTGCGACATGTCATCAGCATGAACACTTTGAAAGCAATGCTATAATCGATGGATATAAATTTAATGAATTTGGTGATATGGTAAAAATTTAGCGTAGAACGCTGATTGCAACAGCGAGGACAGGAAATATATTTTAATAAATATGGAGAGTTGGTGACCTCAAGTGAAGGGTATGAAGTTTAATAAGCGAGGCGACATAGTGCCGATAGATATATATATAGTGTGGGGAGCACCAGCATCAGGGAAAACAACATATGTAAGAGAACACATGGAGCCAGGAGATTTGGTTGTTGACCTCGATCTTATCAAGCAAAGCTTGAGTATGCAGGATAAAACAGAGGCAAGCGACAATCTTTTAAATGTGGCGATAGGGGTTAGAGATTATCTATACAACGTAATAGAAACAAGGGAAATAGAATGTAATAACGTCTGGGTGGTTGCGGGACTTCCACAGAAGGAAGACAGAGAGAAACTAATGCAGCAACTCAAAACAGACAAGTTGATATTCATAGATACGCCAATAGATGAATGTATCAAACGCGCAATGAACGATACCGAAAGAAAAGATAAGAAAAAACAACGATATATCATTGATAAATGGTTCAAACGGTATTGTTATGAGGGATGATATCCCCCCTTAGAAAGGTAATAGGAAGAATATGGAAGGACCGAAGGGGGACCCTTCGAAGAATACACGGGTCTCATGCGTGACCCCCCTACCTAAGAAATGAGGTGATATATGTGGCGATTAAAACAGAACTGAACCAGGATGAAAGAATCCTGAAAGAAGTACGGAGACTAAACAGGATATACAAAAACATAGACAAAGATAACAAGGCGATCATTGAAGGCCTCATCCGCAGGGCTGCATATATGCGGGTTACTCTTGAAGACTGGGAAGAAGACATAGTTAAAAACGGCTGCACGGAAATGTTTACGCAGTCAATCAACACACCGCCATACGAACGGGAGCGTCCGGTTGCCAGGTTATACAATACCATGAATGCGAACTACCAAAAGATAATCAAGCAGCTTAGCGACCTGGTGCCAAAGGAAGCCCCGACGAAAGGGGTGGAGGACGATGGCTTCGCAGACTTCGTCACGAACAGGGAAGATTGAATTAAACTTAGAGCCGACTAAATACCCAAGAATTGACCATGATATTATATTCGGCAAAACTAAACCAACTATAAGTAAAAAAGGATTCAGGAAATACCCTGATGATTACAACCCTATATTGGAATATTGGGAGCAGATTGAAAGCGGCGTTACTCTAGTGCCAAAGAAGGTCTACCAGCAATACGAGGAAATTGTAAAGTGGATTAAAGAGGATAGCTATAAAGAGTGGTTTTATTCCCCCGCTAGAGCAAACCACATAATAGAGTTTGCCGAAAACTTCTGCTGTCATTCAAAAGGAAAGCAAGCAGGGAAGAAAGTTGTACTTGAGTTATGGGAAAAGGCATACTTGGCAAGCGTTTATGGTTTCATTGACATCGAGGGGCACAGAAAACATCAAAGAGTTGTGCTGATAGTTGGTAAAAAGAATGGTAAGTCTTTACTTGACTCCATCATGGGTCTATATGGTTTAGTTGCTGATGGCGAGGGCGGACCTGAATGTTATTGTGTCGCTAGAATGGTGGCGACTTTAAATCGGGTAAAATCGGTGAAGGCTAAATTTAATATATAGAAACAAACATTGACCAAGCAATATATTAATGATATAATAATATTGTGAGGTGAATGTAATGAAGATTGTGGGTATTTATAAAATAACAAATTTAATAGATGGAAAAGTATATATAGGGCAAACAGTAAACTACAATAAAAGAAAGAAAAGACATTTAAGCAGTTTGAAAAATGGGAACCATCATAACGAACATCTACAAAGAGCCTTTGATAAGCATGGAGAAGATTCTTTTAAGATAGAGTTAATTAAAAAATGCAATATTGAAGAACTTGATAAATTAGAAAGATATTACATTAAGGAATTAGACGCTTGTAACCATGACAAAGGTTATAATATGATGTATGGTGGTCAGAGATATAGAAACTTTACAAAGGAAGTAAGGTTAAAAATGAGCGAGGCGGGTAAAGGTAGGAAACTTACAAATGAGCATAAAAAGAAAATAAGTCTTGCACAAAAAGGTAGAGTTATATCTCAAGAATCTATTGATAAAGCTAATGCGACAAAGAAAAAATTAAGAGTGCATTGTGGTGAAAAAAATCCAAATGCATTAATTAGTGATAATGTTGCAGAAAAAATAATTATAGATTTATTAGAAGGAATTCCCATAAATGATATAGCAGATAAATATCAAGTTAGCAATGATGTAGTTTACAATCTTATGTATAATAAAACGTATTTACATATCATGCCAGATATAAGAGAAAAATTAAAAAACAGGACTTTAATTTTACAAAGAGATAAAATTGAATCGGCTATTGAAATGTATTTACAGGGCTATTCTCAAAATAAAGTGGCTAAGACATTTAATATTAGCAGAAACACTTTAAGGAGAGAATTAAAAGAAAGAAGCATAAACCCACAAATTCATGTTAATCAGTATATTAAACAAGCTAATACCGAGGTAATCTCATAGATTGCGAAAGGCTATGAGACACCGTAACGCGTAGAGGATGAATAAATATAATTCCTCCAAGAGTGCCCGACAACCAATAAAGGTTGTCTTTTTTATTGGTTGAAAATGTACGCTAAACTGGGTTGGAAAAGACCAACCGATGAAAATGAGGGAAACCTCCAGAGCATAGGATAAAAAGCCTATGGATAATAACTAATTGACTAAAAAAGACCAAGCCAAGATTGTATGGCAAGAAGCCAAGAGAATGGTACAGAAATCACCTGCTCTTAGAAAAAGGATAAGAACGCTGACATATGACATATTTGCTGATTTCAACGATGGAGTGTTTAAGGCATTGGCCTCTGATGCGGACAGCTTAGACGGGTTAAATATCCATGTAGTAATCATGGACGAGTGGCATCAGTGGAAGAATGGCAGAGCCTTGTATAACATTATGGCCGACGGTATTACGGCCAGAGAACAACCGTTAATCATAATGACTTCCACCGCGGGAACAATCCGAGAAGATATCTTTGATGAAATATATGAAGAAGCAGAAATCCAATTTAATAACATGAAATTAGGAAACGAGGTTGACGACAGAACCTTGTTTTTTATTTATGAGCTGGATAAAAAATCTGAATGGCGGGATGCAAACAATTGGGTTAAGGCGAACCCGGGCATCGGAACTATTAAGAAACTAAGAGCTTTACAGGACAAAGCAAAAAGAGTTGCGGATAACTTAAAGCTGGAAAAGAACTTTGTATGTAAGGAATTTAACATAAGAGAAACCTCAACGGAATCATGGCTAGCATTTGAAACCCTGAACAACGAAGCAACATTTGATTTAAAAGAATTAAAGGCTAGATACTGCATTGGTGGAATCGACCTAGGAGCAACGACGGATTTAACTTGTGCAACAATCATATTCAGGGTGCCAGATGACGAGATTCTATATGTTAAACAAATGTATTGGCTCCCGTCTGATTTGTTGGACGAAAGAATTAG